GGCTGCCATTACTTCCTGTTTTCCATTGGGTACTTACGTTGTAGCAACAAAAGGCCATACGGGACACGAGTGTTGGATGGCAGGAGTGTCGCAAGCGGTGCAGTCAATCTTGATGTTGCGCCACGGCTTCTTACCTGGTGTGGTAGGTACGAAGGAGTGTGAGTTTGAAAGGCTAAATCTCGTTTTCGATACCTTCGACTTCTCTGCGCAACATATTCTCTGTAATGCTTTCGGTTTCGGAGGCACAAACTCTTCTTTTGTAATCTCAAAAACTTATTGATATGGAAACAACAGAATTACGCTTACGGGTCATTGATATTATGACAGGCATTATGCCAGCGTGGAATAAATGTGAAATAAAAGACACAGACAATTTGCGTGAAGATATAGGCATGGAGTCTATCGACTTCATAGATATTATTATGCAAACAGAGATAATGTTCGATATAGAAATTGAACCTGACGAAGCAGCAAAAGCAAAAACAGTGTCAGACTTTATAAAACTTGTTGAATCTAAACTAAAATAACTATGGCGCAAAAGATAACACTTACTTCTGGCTCTATCTTCGCAGGAAATCCTATAACGTTTCGCATCAAGCCCAATGTATTGCCTAAGGCACCCTCTTTTCATCGTGTTATTGTTGAAGTGAAGTGTGGTATCAGTGGTGGTAACTTCGAGACAGTGAAACTCACAGCACCAGTTACAACCGAAGGCAATAATGTTGAAATCGACGTATCTTCGGCAATACGAGTGCCACTCGACTCATTCGAGTATTCGCCCGATGCTGAAACTTATCCACTCAGCAAGTGGCAATTACATGTGTACGACGAGTATATGGATTCGGGCGGTGCAGTGTATCCACAGCAAGGAGAATTGTACTTTCCCGATAAGGACAACTATTATTGTTGCATTGCAGGTGCTTTTTCCGACTACGAGCGTTTGGTTTCAAATGGCACTAAGGATGTATTAAAACTATCGCGCAAGCCTACCTCTTCGCCACAGCTGACATGTGTAGGCGAGACCTATGCCTTCACGCCCCCTTATGATACGCCACAATCGTTAGGCGGCAGTGGCACGCTGACTCGTCCCACATCTCAAATAGTGAATATCTCAACTGAAGGTGCGCAAACGATAAACGGCTGCGCTCTGTTTGCTCTCCCCGCCAACGAAGGACAATATCGACAGACATTCCGTTTTATCAATAGCGTTGGTGTTCTGGAGAGTGTAAACGTACCGAGAGTGTATAGCAAGAAGTTTTCAGCAGAGTCAACACCTTATATCGTTTCACGACAAGAAACTTTTAGCTCGTTCTCTCGCTCAACCGTAAAGAAGATGAATGACAAAGAGTCTTGGTTGTTTGAAACTGATCCACTTGATGAAGAATGGCAGCAGTGGTATCTGCACGAGTTTCTTATGTCCGAACACATTTGGATTAACATAAAAGGGCGATGGATTCCATGCACTGTATTATTTGACGATGACATTACATTTTGTGATACCACGAAGTCTGAGGCACATGTAGTGTCATTTACGGTACAGCTCGATATTAACGGTAGTCCTACCCTATCAATATAAGTTTTACTACTCCTTAAAACATACGCCCGAAGCATTACGATTCGGGTGTTTTTTTGTCGTCCGTCAAATAGTATGTCCGCACCACTACAATGTTTTTTACTAAATTTGCAATAGAAAATAACACAAATATATGACACAAGCAACAACCAAAGACTATTGGATTTCGCCCTCGGCATTGCATATCGAACTGAATGCTCTCAGCGACCCCGACTATATCCAGGCATCGTGCATAAGCGGTGCTCAGATACTTGTGTATATTAAGGACGTCATCGGATATGATGCAGGACACAACTACCGACGATGGCCGTTGCAAGCTGCTCCAACGGTATTCAACACCCACACCGAGAAATACGTCTATGCAGCCATTCCACGTGATATGACGCTCGCTGCGTCAGCATGGATAGTATTCCCGTCCGAACTGCTCGACATCTACGGCAAGAACGAAAAGAAAGAGCAGATAGGTGACGAAAAGTACTACTACATCTTTCTGCAAGGCATCATCACATCGTCGGGCGACAACGGCGCTACAGAGCGCGACTGGAAAATAGGAGGTAGAATAATGTATGGCACCCTCTCGTCGGACGAAGCGATTAGTGCTATTGGTAGCGATACTGAATGGTATAATTACAGCGACCATGACGGCATCGTTACCTTCCTCAAAAATCTCACGATGAAGTTAGGTACTCATTTCCGTCAATTCTTCGCAGAGACTATTACCGTTTTGTCTGGAGGAAAGATAGCCTTTGAAGAACAGGGAGAATTGAATGGCATAGCTAATGATTCGACCTTGCTCGACTCTGTAGATAAAATAGTCACCCCTAATTATCTTAATAGTAAGGCACTGTCTAAAGTCCATGAAGATACTGCGCAGGGAATAATCCGCTTTACGAAAGGATTGAAGATTGGCGATGGCAACAAGGGTATTGATGCAAAAGGAAATGCAGTGTTGGGCAACGCTGTACTGAGCGACGTGATTGTGGACCGTGTGCATGATGCTAAGTCAACCCCTGATAATAGGGTGTCTTTGGGCGCGCAGGGTTTTGACCTGTATATGGACGAGAACGGCAAGAGCCACCTCTATCTCGACTACCTCGTGACCCGCGTCAAGGCGTTTTTCGCTCAGTTGGAGATTCGCCGAATAAGCTACTCAGGTGGTACGACAATATTCTCTAATGCTGGCTCGACGATTGCTAAGGTGACGGAAATTAAAGACGCTTCGGGAACTAATGTTTTGGCGTACAAGTGCTACATTGTGGCTGACGATGGCACTACGAAGACGATGAACTGGTGGCATGAGGGCATGATGGCACTGTGCCAAACTTTCAACGTGGCTGACGCGAGCTTTAACAAGTCGAACCTCTACTACTGGCGCTTGGTGGTGAGAGCTGGTCAGGAGACACTGGACGACGGGAAACTGTATAACTACGTGGTGTTGTCGAACGTGAAGGAGTTTAAAGGTAATGCGTATGCACACGGAGCAGTAATAAAACCGATAGCTACGCAGATGAGTTATGAGAAAGTCTATACAGATGATAACGGTCAGGCTTTAGAGGGTAGAGACTTTTTCGGTTATTCTGATGGCGTGAATAACGCTCCTGCTGAGGGTGATGTGATTGTGCAGGTAGGCGACCAGATACGATGGAAGAGTTATGGTAATGTTATTAAGCTATCGACTTCAACCGAGGACAATGCTGATAAAAATGCGCCTGCGATTACGATGTATCACAATATTGGTGATCCTTCCCCGAAAGATGGCAAGGTAAACCCTTATAAGTGGGGGGAGGTGACTTGCCTTATCTCGCCAAACGATGTGCGCATCAACGCGAATAACTTCCACCTGTTTACGGATAATCCTGATAACGTCATTGAACCGTATGTTGTGACGTATGAACTCGTGCCGACAAGCCGCACGCTTGTGAAGCACGACGACAACACGACTACGCCAATCTCTTTCGGTGGCGAGTTATACAAGTACACAGGCGGCAACAAGACCATCGTTGAACCGACGGAATACGTCATCGAGGCAGAGGTGGAGTATTTGAACGGTAATACTGGGACATTAGACGGATTCGATTCTTTGAACGAGACTGTGCTGCGAGACGTGAAATCGCTGAAATTTGTTGCTTATACGGCAGACACAACCAACAAGCTCGCTTCTTGCAACATTGCTGTGCTAAAAGACGGTGCGTCAGCTGATCCAGGTGCGCCTGGTGAGAGCGCTATTGATGTGACGTGGAATCCCAATCCGCTTGTTCTCTCTACGAAACGGGACAGCGACGGCAATGTGTCTGTTGACTTACCAAATGATAAGAAAAAAAGAACATCACGGGTGACATTTAGTCGAGATGGCAAGGACTGGGGCATGGATAACATTGTCGGTTTCTCTTCTGCGCAACAGAAAGGCTGTTATGCGGAAGTGGGAAAAAATAACGATGGTTATTATGTCGCCATTCTGCGCGTGGACCAGCAGACCGTCACGCTATCTGATGGCAAGACTATAAAAGTGCCAGTGACGACTGCGAGCGTTACTGTGGCTGCGAAGTATCGAGCTGCGGATGGTTCAGAGAGTTATATCTACTCTACGCTGGAGGTGAATATTGACGTGTCTGCGGTATGGGGCGGCATTGAAATGAATATGCAGGGGCTGACAAGTCGCTTTACTGAGATTAACAACAAGTACAACGGCCTTCCGCTGAAGACGCAGGGCGAACTGACGGAGTTTAGCACGAAGTTTGAGCAGACAGCACGCAATTTTTCGCTAAAAGTGAGTGAAACGGCTTTGGGCAGAAAGAATCTGCTGGTGGGCAGTGCGATGAGAAGGCAGGGGGAAGGAGTGCGTACTTTTATTCGGTATAATGCGGGTATCGAGATGCTTAATGGCGTTAATGGTGTCAATAGTTTTTGCTTTGAATGTGTTAATGTTGGCGAATATCCGTGGATATCATGGTGCGGTGATGTGAGTGAAAATATCAAAGTAGAGAAGGGTAAGACGTACACATTTTCGGTTTGGGCGAAACGTGATTCAGACGAAATGTATTGTTATTACGAATTATGGTACAGACCTTCGCTAACCGCAAAGCATGATGAAGGTAGTCGCCAGCTATTCCTTAGAGGTGCTTTTGTTTTTGCGAAAAAGAACACATGGGAACTCAAAACAACAACGTTTACAGTGCCCGCGGATGCACAGACGGAGTATCTTGAAGTAATGTTGGTATGCACGCCCGAACCGTCAAAGACTACTACAGACACAATACGTTGCTGGTATTGTCAGCCGATGCTCGTCGAGGGTGACGAATATGTTGGTTGGTCGATGTCTGAGAAGGACGCGGATTATGTCGGTGGCAACTTGCTGGATAACACTGATACGTTAAAGGTTGGAGGCAATCTGACGTTGTTCGCCCCCTCTCATTCAGCTCTGCATCCGCAAAATGACAGCGCTTATGAAATGAATCGTCAGTCGTACAACGGTCTTCCGACGTTGAATACAGACATTCGTAATGCTACTGATGTCAATAGTATTGATATGCTTGAGTGGACGTTAAGTGAAGACGTGATAAAAAAGGGACAGGACTACGTGTTCTCCTTTATGGCGAAGGGCAACAAGGGCGGTAATTTTACTGCTTATTTCTACCATAGCAATACTTCAGAGAAGGTGTTCGTCGAGGTATTGGATAGAGTAGAAAGTCCCAATCAGTATCAAGCGATTGACGGTAATGCACAGGTGGAGTTTAAGGAAGATTACGTCTGGAAACGTTACTGGGTGCATTGGCGAGTGGTGAGTGACAAACTTCCTATATCTATGCTGATACGTTGCAACAAAAAGACTGATATGTACGTGTCTCAGCCGAAGCTGGAGTATGGCGCGGCATTAACCGAATATACCACTTACCGATCAATGTATTCACGTCTGCTTGATGCAGGTATCGACATAACAAGCCGACAGATTACGCTGACTGCTGACAAAACCATGGTCCGTACTCAGTCGGGAAAGCCAGTCGCTATGTTTGACGAGAATGGCATCAATGCTGAACTGATAAAGGTAGATAAGGCTATTGCTAATGTCATAAAAACAGGTGAATTGGAAGCTCAAAACATGAAAGTGACAGGTAATAGTACTTTCGGAATCTGGAAGATTGAGCATGACAACAAACTTGGCGACATTATCACTTCCAAAGACACGCCCGTGGGAGACGTAGAGATGAGTGGCAGCATGATACAATATACTCCTGCTTTTGTGCGCAGTGGCAATCCAGTGGGCAGCTATATGCGTACAGGAGCATTCGTGACAGAGTTCGGTCAAGGAAGCGTTACCGGCGAATATACTGGTATTTGGCTGGGAAGGTCGGCTCACACCGTTGCAAGTGGCTCTGCAAACAATTGGAATCTGCCGAATTACTACAAAATACAGAATAGTAATGTTAATGTTACTAATTTGACTGCTTATGTGTATTCGCCACTCGGTGGAGAGACTCCATCGGTATATCTGTATAAGCCAAATGGCGGTGTCGTGATGGAGACGAACGCGGTGATTCGTGGAGGGTTCGCAAATCATGTACTTAGTACAAGCAGTAGCGTGTCTATGGACGATAGTACAGGTCTTGTTATAGCGAACAACTACAACACTGAAATCACTGTGTGGTTGCCTGAGAATCCTATCGCAGGTCAGCAGGTGACGGTGATACAAAAGAGTACAGGTAAGGTGTTAATCAAGAGCAAAGAATCAATCATCCGTACTGTAGGTAATGCGTATCTGACAAGTCAGAGAAAATCGGACTCTATAGGTCAGATTTCGTTGTTTATTTATGACGGAATGAATTGGAACTGTTCTTTCATGAACGGGCAGATGAAAGAGTCTTAAAATCAAAAAGAATGAGATATGATAAAGATAAGAAAAGGCAAAGACATAATATTCCGCTGGGCGATACTGACGAACGGCAACGCTCAGGATTTGAGTGGTCGTGACCTGACTCTCGAAATCATAACTCCGTATGGCAGGAGGATGAAGATGGAATACGAGACGGATGGCAATTTCCTGGTATTCAAGTTTCGTGGCACGAAACAGACGATGCTCGGAGTGCACAGCATCACGCTCTGGGAAAATAAAGACAAGGACGGTCAGACGGCTGTGGATATTACCAATGCCTTCAAACTTGTTCGCACGACAGAAGAGGAGGACTTATTATGAAGATGACAACGGCAAGTAACGAGAGAGCCGATGAAGTACATGTCGGTCTTAGTTCGGGCAATCTCTCTACAGTATCAATACCTCTTGAGACTGCGAACATTAGTGCATCACTCTCTTCAGGCGGTTTTACCGTTAGGGACATCCCCAAGGGAGAGTATGACCTTGAAGACGTATATCCAGACTTATAATTTATAATTTATAACTTATAAACATTAACAAATATGGCACAGACAAAAGTATTAGACAGCGTAGGATTGCAGACGCTCATATCAGCAATCAAGAATGGTGACTTGAAGGTAGGTGAGGTAAAGGTTGGCGGTAAGGTTCCAGCATCTACTCTTGATGGTATCATCCCTATGAAGAACATGCCGAAGGGCGCATTGGAACGTCTCATTGTCGTTGCAGACGACCAGGCACGTTTCGCTCTTACTACAGAACAGGTACAGATGGGCGATACCGTCAAGGTGACATCTTCAGGTAGGATGTACTTCATCGTGGACGAGAGCAAACTTAACTCAGAAGACGGTTATGAAGTCTATACGACAGGTACGGCAAGTGAAGCAGAGCATGCGACAAGAGCAGACTATGCTACAACGGCTGGGTCTGCTGACAAGGCTACCAAAGACTCGGCAGGTAATACTATCACAACGACTTACGCTAAGACTTCTGCCGTGGCAACCAAGGCGCAGGGCACAAAAGCAGACACTGCAGTACAGAGCGTGAAGATTAGTGGTAACGATACGGAACTGAAATCAGGCACGTCAGTCGTTATCCCTGCTTATCCTACTTCTCTTCCTGCCAGCGACACCACCAGTACCTACTCCCCTACAGGCACAGCTCCTGTCAACGGCAAGGCGGTGGCATCAGCCATTTCCGGCAAGGCGGACAAGGCTACCACCCTTGCTGGCTACGGTATCAAGGACGCAGCTACAAGCACACAGGGCGCAAAGGCGGACACTGCAGTGCAGACCGTGAAGATAGACGGTGTGGAGCAGACCAAGACAAGCGGTGTGGTCAATCTCCCTGCATATCCTACCACTCTCCCTGCAAGCGATGTACCTTCATGGGCAAAGGCCTCCTCCAAGCCTACATACGACTCTACCGAGATTAAGGTCAAGACAGGCTATGCCAAGCCTTCATCGGCTGGTTCTGTTGCAGCTGGAGACTCTATCAGCGTTGCTCTCGGCAAAATCGAGAAGACGGTGGACGGCAAGATGGCGAAGTCAACAGCCGATGCTACATACATCGCAAAGACTGACCTCGTTGCCATCACGGATGAAGAGATAAACGCAATGTTCTAAACTCACAACGACACAACATGGCATACGTAAAGAGAATATACTACGACGGTGTACTCGTATATCCATTGACGATTACGGATGCCGTCGTTGACCACGAGACAAAGGAGCAGTTGTCTGCGACCCTCAAGCGGTTGCAGGCAACCTCCTATGGAATTATCGAAGAGCAAACAATAAAACAAATGATAAACGATGAAAATAGCACTCTTAGAAACGATTGAAGCACTTGTTTCTGCAATCAAGAGCAAGTTCCTGACCAAAACAGAGGCGGAGAGCATCTATCAGCCCAAGGCTTCGGCTATCAATACCAGTAATATCGGCAGTCAGTCTGTCAGTTATGCCTCCCGTGCAAATTATTCATTGTCTGCAAGTGATGCTTATGCTCTGTATGGTGGTGCTGCAATATCAAGTGGCAAAGACTTTCCGTCCGAAGGAACATATTCTATGAAATACTTCCTTGCCAAAGGTAGTGAAACAGATATTACAGGACTGCCTCCTGTGAATGCTTCTGTAATACACATGGGAGCTTATATCGATTCTTCATGTGACCATCAATTAGCGTTGGGTAATGATGGAGAACTCTACACTCGCTATATAAGAAACAGTGCATGGCAGTCATGGACGAGGATGGCTAAAGCGAGCGAGATACCAAGTGTCAGTGGTTTTGCTACTGAGGATTGGGTGACAAGCAATTATTACAATCTTCAGGAAATGGACGAACATTATTACACCATGGATGATGTTGATTCCATGTTGGGCGACTTCCTAAAGAAAACTGGCGGAACGATGACTGGCATGCTCACTACGAAAGATATTGTCCTCCAAAATGGTGCGATATATGCTGGTTCTACGTCCAACTACATCATTAGGTATGATACTGATAGCAATGGGAATCAGACGCATACATTTGGTGGTGGCGCAAAGAGAGTTCATTTGGGTGACTGGTTTTACGTTGACAGATATGTTTGCCATTGTAACGTAAACATGGAGCTAAATAAAAGGTTGACAGTTGGAGGCATCGATCTGACTTTCGATACTTCCACCAATACTTTAAACTTCTCGGGAAACGATGGTCAGACAGTCCATATAGCGGTGAACGGTAATGTGATTGCGTGATAATGCGTATAAGTATAACAATCTATAATTACAGACAATTATGAAGGTAATCTATAACAACATCATCCCCTTCCCAGGCTTCAAGGCGATAAACCTTTTCGGGGTGTTGTTCGTGCGAAGAGGTTGCACGATGAGCGAGAGCGACATCAACCACGAAATGATACACACCGCTCAGATGAAGGAGATGGGGTATGTGCTTTTCTACTTGTGGTATCTGGTGGAGTGGCTGGTCAAGGTCGTAAGGCTCGGCAACAGCAACAAGGCTTACAGGGCTATCTCCTTCGAGAGAGAAGCCTACGGCAATGAGAAAAACTTGAAATACACGACAAGAAGAGAGAAATTCGCATGGAGGAAATTGATATGAAGATAACGAAGGAACAACTGAAGGCGATAATGCCTAACATCGAGGGCAACTTGAAAAGGAATAAGAACTTTGCTGGTGTGACCCTCGATAAGGTGACTGAACTGCTGAATAAGTATGCTGAGGAGTTTGGCATTACGACACCTCGTAGGTGGGTGAATTACCTTGCTCAAATTGCTCATGAGAGTATGGAGTTCAGATATACAGAGGAGATTGCGAGCGGTGCGAAGTACGACACTGGAGCATTGGCAGTCAGACTTGGCAACACCCCGGCAAAGGACGGTGACGGACAGAAGTATAAGGGCAGAGGACTTATCCAGCTGACTGGCAAGTATAATTACGCACAGTACAAGGAGTATTGTGGCTTTGACGTGGTGAAGCAACCCGAGCTACTTGCTAAGCCAGTAGGCGCAATCCGTTCGTCAATGTGGTTCTGGAGAAAGAAGAACCTAAACTACTATGCAGACATTGATGCTCTGCTCACTATCACGAAATACATTAACGGTGGTACTAACGGCTATCAGAATCGCAAGAAGTATTACGACAGAGCGAGGAGGGTGATATGAGAGCGGAGACACTAATGCTGCTGATTATCTGTGCCCTCATCAGCTTCCTCGGAGGCTATGACTATGCAGGCAAGCATCGTTGGGATGTCCGCACTGATACAGAAAAAGGCTTCGGTGACAGCTATTCAGGCGGAGTTCCTGAAGTGGATTTACGCAGGGGGCAAGCCGTTGGCGGGATTAAAAAAGAGAAGACGATGGGAGGCAGGACGCTTTGCGGAAAGGTAAAAAAAAAGGTGAAAAGACAAAAAGTAAAAGAGAAAAAAAAGGCTGCTGTCCTCACGGATAGCAGTCTTTATCTTTTTTAACATTTCAAATACTTCATAGAATATGAAATTCTTGTGAAATACTTGTGCAAATTTAGATAAAATTTCTGAATTATAGAAGAAATATACACGAAAATGTTCGTATTCTTATTGATTGGTTCTTATTTTTCGCTTTTACTTTTGTTTTTTGTACCAACGCCATGCGATTAAACCGTCTTTCTCGCCAATAAGTTGTATCATCATTTCGTTGCGTAGATAGATAAAAGATTGGTTTTCTATTCCGGCTGTAAGGTAATGAGCAAAAGTTACATGTCCGTTCTTTGTTGTGTAGGTGGTATTTACGTCTTGTCTTCCGTCAGACATACGAAAGACAACCGTTCCGTCGGGGTTTATTATCATAGTGCATTGCAAGTCGGTATTGCTGTTGTATTCGTGCACATCTGTTACCCATGTGCCATGCAGGGCTTTATCGTGAGAAGTATCGTCGGTGTAGTCGGTCATGTTTTTATGTAACGAGAGATACACTTCGGAGCCGTCGGATAGTTTGCCTTTTATCTTAGGACTCTTCGGGTCACGATATACGGAGGATATAGTTTCATAGAACCATTTGCTCGGATTGACATTACTGTTGGCGCATACATCAAACTTTGTGAAGAGATTGCCATTAGTAACCTGCCAAGTGCCAAACGCCCAGTCGTAACCTCCTGTAAATGCGC